CATGTTGCAGTCGGTTGGGGGTAATGGAAATAGTTTCAATCATTTGATTGTTACGTGTAGCTGCTCGAGCCATTGTAGTATCTCTGTCCTTGCTTGTTGATAATATACTCTGTATAGCATGAAGATGTAGGCACGTCAACTGGTTTTTCGGAAATCCAACCATTTATGGATATCATAATCCATCAGTTGCCATTCCATGTTGATACGAGGATCAAAAACATCAACACTTGTAAGCTGACTCCGTGCCCATGTGAGATAAAAAGGTTGGCCGGGGAAACATTTTACAAGGCGTAGCACGTTATTGGTTGATAAATCATGAGGAAACTGTAGCTTCCAACTTGCAAATTTTCTCTCCATCCACACTGTTCCGCCGGCCGTTAGTTGCCATTTTTCTTCACGTGTATTAGCAAACAGGAAATTCTGAGCTTGACGATGATCCAATGGAAAATGTGCAACTTCGCCAAGTGACTTTTCAGTCATTAACCACTGAACAAAATCTAATTTTGATTCCCAGTGCAGGGGGAGATTAGGCAAGTTGTTGGTCATCGGGCCACAACATGTTGCACAAATTTAAGACCTGTTGATCGTTCATGGCTTGAACTTTCTGACCCATGGTTTTATAGATTTTCCAAACCAAATCGCTACCCCGGATGTTTTCCCATTGTGGATTGAGTTCTGCTAAAAGTTCATGTCGATTTTGTTGCAGATAGGCTTGTTGATAAACTTTTGCACCGGATATCACCCAAATCAGGAATATTCCCAAATCCTGGTAGGGCAATGCTACTCCTGCAAAACAAGCAACATTATCTCGGGGCACGCATATTACATAATCGCATAGCAAGCTTTGCATGCGAGCTTGGTCAAGCTGCGTAGTCATAATTCCATCCAGATGTGCGTGTTGCTAGACTTTTGTTCAAGATATCTTGCCATAACTCACGTGTGGGATTTAAACCATAAATGCAATACTTCAAAATCCGGGCAATTTTTATTTCACCCTGGTATTGCTCGTTTACCATGATGGTGTTGTTTTCCCAACTGGCAATAGCTGCCTTGCTGGCTACCATCCAAATTCCATTTGTGGCAAACTGGCAGTTGTAAAAATCAAAACTGTCCAGAAGCTCAGTAAGAGATTCCTGACAGCGTTTAATTATTTGCAAGCTGTAAAACTCATTGGGAGTTTTCCTACAGTTGCGAAATGTGGTAGCATTATTGGAGGTATAAACATCAGGAGATTTCAAAAAATCTATTTGGGGATCGTCTAGGTAAAAATGTTTTTTTGATGACAAATACCGATTTTGCACATATGCCTTGATCTCCTGTTGCTGTTCTAGGGTTTTACAAAACACATCTATGTCTTGCTTGTAGCCATCACTAGCTGTGCTCATGAGACGTGATTCCTGGGAGAACCACAAGCATCGGGCAGCACCGCCCGCTACCCAACTGCCGCGATCTAAATGCAAGAATCCCGGCAGCATGTCAGAAATCAAGCTGTTATCACATTTGCGATAAACAAGGGTCAAAACTTACCTCCATTCCAATCCATTTTGGGATTTTTCAATGCATCAGTCAGCTGACTTTGCAGCAGAATGGTATCGTTCTGCAACTTGACTGTTTCAGCTAGAACCTCACTGATGCTGTCGTGTAGGCGTTGTGCTTGATTTACACTTAGTCGGATTTCACGACTGTTGCTATCACGAGCGGCTTTATAGCTGTTTTGGAAATCTCGAATAGGTTGAATGTCCATGTGCTACTCTCGGTTTTTGGTGTTTATGGCTGTTTGCATTTCCAGCTTGCTGGAAAAAGGTCCAATGTGTTGGTAATCAGCAAGTGTTTGTATCTTGGGGCACCAACTGCCTGTCCAACCTGCTGCAAACAAAAAAGCCCAATATCCTGCTGCATATTGCACAGCACTGGTAGTGGATTTAGTATATGTAACGACAGGTTCTGTAACTGTGTTGAACACTGGCCAGTGCTTGACCGGCAAGCCTTGAACTTGCTGTTGAGTTTGATCTGGCTCCACAGTTTCTTCTACTTCTGCAACCAAGAGTTCCACACCCAAGTGAGTTTCCAGTTGTTGCTGATCGGGAAACTGTTGTGAACCCTGCAGGGTGACCCATAGTAGATGATCAGCCGTTTGCACGACCAAGGCCCGCCGTGTGTCACCCTGCCATGCCAGCCAACTGTTGTCAGTTAGGGGATGTAATACCAGCTTGTTTTTCATATCACTAACTTAGCGTATCACGCAGCATGTGTCAACGCCAGCGCATTTGAAACATCATGCAATCTTGAGGATATTCAAAGTAAATGTTCGGACTGCCAGGCTCCCACCAATATTGACCTTGTGTTTGCGTTTCACACCAGTCGCGTATTTGGGGAGCCAGATTATACCGCACCAAGCGCTCGCTGTCAGGCAAAGCGCAGTTGTGGGGCCACGGTGGCGTGAGATTCCAGGGCTTGCTCATTAGTTCCAAGTCAAAGAAAAAAACATGGCATTTTCTCGAGTTTTAAAATAAACCACATTGATCGCCGCTACAAAATACTCGCTGGTGGAAAAATACTCAGCTAACCATTGCTTCCATTTTTCATGGAACTCCCAGCTCGCTGATTCATCAACTTCCACACGCCAGGCATATAGACCAAGACTTTTGGAAACCTGAACCAACATAGAAGCTATTCACTACATGCAAAGTCTTTAATCAAGTTTCCTGTATATAGGCTGCTAAAGCACGGGGCATATTCCTGATGATACTTTTCCACCCTGACTAGACCATGTGTGTTGCAAAATCTCATGAGCTTGATGCCCACTTGTGTTCGCGGCTGTTGAATAATGCTTGTGCGAATAGTTTCGTCCCATTTTTCCTTGAGATCCTGTGGCTGAGCATCTAGATCAATCAGCAGTCGATTGCGCTCATAATCATCGCGAACTCGATGTTCTTGATCGTTGTGATCAACCCATTTACTCAACATGAGATTGTTCCATGTGTAACCACGATTGTGTCGATCACCATAAGCTTCCAGGAGCTTCTTTTTGCGGACGCCGGGATATGCACTCATGACATTGTCACCATCATCACCCCGCATGCATTTTTCAAAAAGCAGCCATTCGGGATCAGGCACTGCCAGTTCTTCACCACGATTGTTTTTGGCAATTTTGCCATCACGATCATAAATGCCAGTATGGGTATAGAGCAGCCCAGCAATACCGTTGTAAATCCAACAGTGTTCTGCCACCAGCTGCTGAAAGTCACCATCACTGCTGATGATAATATGCATGTCATCGGGATGCAGATGCACCCAACGAGCAATCATGTCATCAGCTTCAGCATGTGGATGCCTTAGCAGTGTGACATTTGTGTGCTCGCGAAGCCATGTTGTAAACTCTTCCATGACTTGGAAGAACGCAGTGTCCTCGGCTTGCTCTACAGGAGATTTGGCTGCTGCTGCTACCTTGCGATTGGCTTTATATACTGGATAGATATCTTTGCGCCAGGAGCGACCTTCTAGACAAAAGATCAAATGACTGGCATCAAACTGTTGCCAAACTTTTTTAATGCTGTTGAAAACAATATGCAGTGCGAGATTAAACTGGGTATCGGCGTCTGGGGCACGAGTGCCATGCCTTACACGTAAAAACAAATTTTGCGTGTCGATTAGCACATATGTTTGTTTTGTCACCGTCATACTCCTGAATATAGATGTGTTATAACACATACATTTTTATTGTCAAGTGTTTTCCAAAATAGGCCGGGCATGGATATGCCTATGAGTCCCCACGGAGCAAAACCCATGAGCGCATGGTTGCCAACCAGCCTCATGTAGCATGAAATCCAGTTCAATGTTATCAATCAACTTGTGAAACGGATGCATCCATGTATCAAGTATTTGATCAGGGGTTTTTTCATACAAACTCATCCACATCCCCACTGCGGTGTCTTGGGGAAAGCTTTTAAGATAACCAAGCACATCATGATGTGAATCAAAACAATGTTTAGTATAGTCAATAATTGGTTCTATACTTTGTCTCAACCAGCTTTCAGCGTTGTAAACTGAAATCATTAGTGTGCAATCATTGCTTGCAACTGAACGTAGCTTGACTAACACTTTTTCAGGATCTGGTACGTGATGTAAAACATTTGTAAACATTATTACATCGTATTTTTCCATTAAACTAGCTGACAAAATATCATCACATATCCAAACAGCTGGTTGCGTCACCAAAGTTTTGGCTATTTCTAAACTAGCTGCTGATATATCAACAAATGTATAGTTTTCCGCTAGATTTTCTTTCATTAAGCCTGCCGGTTGAAGTGTGCCACAGCCTACACTTAGGGCATTCTTATATTTAGGCTGTGAACACGCTTGTATATTTTCCAGCTCGCGCAACCACTTGTCTGTTACTTGTGGAAAAGGCCATTTGTTGTAAAAGTCACTTACTTGTTTGGTAATAGTGTGCATGCACAATACTATTGCAGCCTTGAATGCTAATCAAGCACCATTGGAAACAAAGTCAGGTCCTAAACCTAATGATTCACTCGCAACTGCTGTGCATACATCATTCAGCCACCGATTGAGTATTTCATCTTCCGAGCCACTATACCCATTGTCTTGCAAATACTTTATAAAATGTTCGTTGTAGTCCAGCTCAAAATAAGTGCGTGCTGCGTTTTCTGGCACCCAACTGATTACCGGCATGCTAACCCAAGGTTGCCCTAGAGCATCGGCTTTTTTTCTTTCAAAAAGCGGACTGGTGATTTTGCCATGTTCAAGATCAATATCCAACTTTTTGATAGTCAGTTCACTGTTTTGAAACTCAAGTTCAGCACAGGCAATGTCATAATCATACTTGCTGATTTCTTGATGCTTGAGCTGTAAATCCAGCCGCCCACGCTTCATTAACTCGGGATTATCTCTTAGGCGAATTTCCAACAGCTTTTTTTCCAAGGCGGTGCCTTGAAGTTCATATTCTGCTTGAGCAATCTCACGTGTCATTCCACGCAAGCCCCAATGTCCTGGCATCCAGCCAAATGGTATTAAAGGTTTGTTCATTTTTGATCCTTATGTATCTCAGGCCAATGAAGCAAAGAGATGGATTTGCAAATTTAAAATCAAGCCATGTGTGGCACAGTAACGGCCAGCATACTCGTGATTGGTTTGATTGGCCTTCATGTTCAGCAAGCCTTCAGACCAAAAGCTGATGACCTCATCAACAGTGCTGCGCTCTTCAATGGAGATTTGATTCTTCTCAGCACGCAGTTGTTTGCTTTTTTGAGGCAGCTCGTTGTAGATGTTCATGGGACTCACAAACACCGGCTTGCCAGTTCGCGCACGCCATGCCAGTGCCCAGTCTGGCACACTGTTGTAGGGACTGTCCGCATCAGCACTCATCACAAACTTCAAACAATCAGCTCGTGCAAGCATTTCGGCTCGAGGCTCAAGATACTTAACAGCTTGTCCATTCTTCTCACTGCATTTGGGGCTTACCACTAGTGTAGTTTCTAGGGGAATGTTTTGAACAACAGTACCATTGCTTTCAATCTGCGTCTTGGCAAACTGCCGGTTCATAGCTTCCAGGAAAGGCACAATGTTCTTTTGCAGCATGGGTTCGCCACCAGTAAGCACCAGCACCATTTCGCGCTTTTTGACAGGATCGCTACCTGGACCACCATAAACAGTGTCAGCCCACAATGGCACATCACCACGGAAATAGTCCGAGATGGTTTTGTTGATCTTGGTGTCTAGATCAGATACAGTCATCCAATCGCCATCATCAAAGAAGGTATCGCAAAACGAACAAGAAAGATTGCATTTAGCTAGGCGAACAAACAGTGCTGGCTCACCGCGATACGGGCCTTCGCCTTGCAGTGTCACACCAAATACGCTAGTAACAAATATTTTGTCTACAGCATCCTTGAAATATTTCTCTCCAATAATTTCATTTTTTCCGAACATCATCATCTCCATGGACTGTTAAGTAAGTTTGTATTAAAGTATGGAGTTTGTCAACGTCAATGACGTTGTAATGAGTATGATCCAAAATATCCCATTCATAAATGTGTATATTTTTGATTTTATTCTTTTTGATATTCAATGCTTTGAAGTAATACTTTTTATTTCCTAAGCTAATATGCGTTGCTGTATCAAAATCAGATTTTAATATCTGTGTTCTAGCCCCTGTTATTTTGTTAATAACATTTATCTTACCAGTGCATGGCCCTTGATACCTGCTTTCTTTAGCAAGATTACGATTGATTTGAACATATTTTTGAGTTATTGTATCAAATACAGTTGTAAGATTTTTTGTTTGCCCTACATACCGTAATCCGTCAAACACATTTTTATCAATCAGCACATTTATTTTTTCCAAAGTATCATATGCAAGAACTTTGCCTTTTGTATTGGTGATATACCGACTTGGATTGTTATTATATTCTACTAAATCAACTTGTTTTGATATTTGATCTTTTTGATCAAATACAACTACTTTACCAATCATTTTTGGTTTAGATATTCCTAATTGAGTTAACCTCCTCTTTTGGTTAGAAGCAGTGGATTGCACAAACCCTCCAATTCCATCGCCACCATCTGTAAGGTTTCTTAAGATTCCTGTCTTTTTATCTATTCGTCCATACCAGGAAATATATCGTCTTTCAAATGCAACTGCACCGACCTCCGATAGGTTAGACGCCATAATGATTATATGCTGAGGATCTTTTGGACACAAATCTTGTCCGTTTTGCCGCAAATGGGGTCTCCACGCTCTACCTCCTTTGCCTTTGCCAATATAATATGGACTTCCTACATGACCATTTTTAGTAGTTTTATTGCGAATATAAGCGTACACATAATATCCTGACGGATATTGATTGTAAATAACCATGCTGAATGCTCCCATAAGCGTTTAGAGTGGTCGGAGAGACTTCCACATCTCGCGGACCACGCTTATTTATGAGATCTAAAAACTAATCTTGTTTTCTGCATCTTTGAAATATTTTTCGCCGACAATAGAATTACGTCCAAACATAGTGCCTCACTGTTGTTGTTAATACTAGTATATTATAAAAGTCACATTTAATCACAAGTCTATTTGCCAGACATTTCTTGCAGCATGACTTTTTGCCTTCGTGATTGTATTTCTGTTTTTAACTTAGCACAAAAAAGTTCATGATCAAGCTGTTGTGACATTTGCAAACATTTTTCCATGCCCAGCAGGTAACTGCGTTGCAGTGCTGCTGGGCCAACTACTTGACTATCAATCTGATGTTGAATCATGTTTACAAATCTGCGAGCAGATTGATTGGCACTGCCTTGCCATGACACCGAACCTGTGTTATCTATCTTTAATATCGGCTGCCCTTGAGCATCGTTTATCTCTAAAATATTTTTAGGGGCAGAATAGGAAATATTATATGTGTATTTCCAGTTTTGAACACAGTTAACAGTAGATAGCAAGGTGTTGTTTAAAGTAACGGCAGTATTACTGCCGTTAGTTGTCAGGGTTGTTGTGCTCATGAACTTTTTTCACAATAACTTGAGTGTCGGTTATTTCCCACTGAATCTCATCACCAGGATTCCAACCCAGTTCTTGCATCATTTCCAAACTGAAAACCAAGGCAAGATTGCCGTCTTGGTCAATAACTTGAGCTTGATAAGTTTTCATTATTCCCAACCTTCAAAAAAGATCTTCGTTATCGTTTCGATGGCCCACTCTCATGGCCATATTAGCATCAGTCTCACGAACTTGAACCATACTGCACCAAACTCTTTTTGCTTCTTCTACACCATAGTTAGGCAGAAATACACCATTTACATACTTGTAAAGGAAATCAGCTATTCCTTCACAACCAGTGCGCCCAACTTCAGTTATTTTTGCAAGACCAAGTTCGCCTAGTTTTTTA